CTGGACAGAACGCCTTGGCTGTGCGCATGCCAAGGACAGAATCGCTTCCCTGTAGCGCCAGACGCTACGTGTAGACAAGTCGTGCATCATGCACAAACCAGCGATCCCGGATGGACTCCAGAGGAGGAGGCAGGGAGTCGGCAGCTTTCCACCACCGATCCCAAACCTTGGAGTTGTAGTGCAAAAGCTTCCGCACTGCATTCTCCACATCCATCCCTTCATCGAGCGCGTGCTCGGGGGCCGCCATGAGCATCCAGAGGTACATTCCACTCAGGTCGAGAGGGTCTTCTTGTTGGGATAGACTCCATCGACCAGAGAACGGAACTCCGGATAGCTCCAGCGCCTCCTTACACATGACGTGAAGTTGGGTCATTGCTGGTTGCTTGAGGAAGTGAGGTTGCCAAGGGTGTTGGCGGCGCACCATGCCGTGAACGATCCGCAGGTCCATGCGGGTCGGACCGTAGTTGCCCACCGGCTGCAGGCCCACTCCACCGTATTGACGGGGGACATACCATGGTATGCGAAGTTTGGTAAAGACTTCGAGGGACTGCGCATTCTCTCGCAAGAATGCACGGTGGAGACGAACTGGGTCAACGGCAGAAGGCGCCAGCTGGAGGAGAGCGGCTTGAGAGCTGGCGAGGTCGGTCTCGACTGAAGAGTCGAATGCCCCTACCTTGCCCCCTGACCGCTTGAACCCCTTGAGCAACCCGAGGTTGATGTAGCCAACTTGGCGGAAGGAGAAGAAGTCCTCCGGAGCATCGGGAACCTCTTGCAGGACAAAGTTTGTTGAATTAATATTCACGAACTCCCGCGAGAAGTAGACCTTGCCGAGAGACTCCTCCAGTCCCGCCAGTGCTGCCAGTTGGCGCCATCGAACTCGCATCTCTGTTGACCCTTTCAACGCACAGTCATCGCCATTGATGAGCAAAGGGAGCTCCCGCAGCAGCGGTTCGAAGCCCCAGGGGTGGGCATGGTCAGTCAAGACCATAGCCTCTTTGCAGACTGCAGCATTCACGATGCACAGCACGGGGAAGCTAATGATGCTTCCCATGAGCTGGCCAGCTTGCTGCGGCTTGCGAACACCCCCCTCCTCAAAGACGTGACGGGTCAACGCTTTCAACCCCATCTGCCGTAGCGCCTCAGGTACAGCGCAGACGTTGCAGAACTCATCCCAGACGGCCTCCGTCAGTTCGCGTCGGAGATTGTCGGTTGCGGCCTTGTAATCTCCCGAGAGAAGGCCGTGCCCCGGTTTCAGATACCGGCCGAGCACACGTTCAAGAATCTCGCCCGACACGGGCCTACCAACCAGCTGGAAAGTCGGATGATCAGCCAAGACCTGCCACATGAACCTCTGTATTGGCTTCAAACAGAAGTAAGTGAGGGGCGGTCCCTTGGAGATGACTCTGACTTTCAGGGACTCAGGGAGTCCAACTGGCTCCACGATCGGATCCTCATCGCGCGCAAGCTTAAGCGCGGTGAAGTAGAGCGTGGTGAACTTCTCCTGAAGTTCATGGTAGTTCTTGACACGGAACAACCTGGGTGGTGAAAGTGATGCGATTTCCTCTGTCACTTCCTCAGCATCTTTGTCGGCCCATTCCAAACCCAGCGACAGGGTAGATGGACGGGTCTTTGCACTGCGAACTTTCCCTACCGTAACGGCAATGCGATCATTCACTGCATCACGTCCCACGTGGAGACGATGTACGATGTGATCGTGTGCACCGACGGATTCAACCTCGAGATCAAGCGACCGATCATCGGGTTTAAGGAGACCGAGCTCACGCAGCTCCCCCAGGGTACCGAACTGAGACCGAGTTCGATTATAGTTCGCCGACAGAGATGGCATGAATGGCTTCACGAGGTCCTCGGTCCCAAGAGACCTCCCCGTGTAAAGCTCACGCACGACTTGTCTGCATCTGTTCTGCAGATCCAGAAGGGTGTACTGCCGCACATCAGAGTCCGACCAACCATTTGGGTCCACCACCTCGAAAGCATACTGCTTCGGGGGGGTCCACGTGGTTAGGACTTTGACTGTGTCCGCGACAGCGGCCTCCACCTGTTCCTTGGTGGGGCGCATTGCACCCTTCTTGCATCCGGTAAGCACCGTGGTGGCAAACTCCCAGCCGGTCTGAGAGAGTTTACCCCCCGTGCGACGCATGATCTTGCGAATGAACCGCCCTGCGGTACCGCCCAACAACATGTGGGGCTTGTCCGAGGGTAACGGCGACGCAGGGAGATCACAGCGCGCATGGGAGGAGAAGAAGGCCGCGTACTTGTACTTGGCCCACTTCATCCACCCACCGGAAGCAATTGATCCTTGATGCCAGGCCTTGATGGACTCGAGCGGTGTGTAACCGTCGTCCTTGAAGCCGAAGGATCTGCAGCAGAACAATACATCCGAGACACATTGCACGATCTCGGGGGAAGCACCTGTGACACGGCACCATTGTGCCACAGGGGAGTTTTCGGGGGAGTCCGCGGTCCGTTGCGGGCACTCCGAGAGCTTTTCTACCATAGCTTTGGCTAGCCTTGCCGAAGAGTTCATTTGAGTCGAGTCTATCG